CGCCACGCGCAAACGATGGCTCAATGCCAACCGCGAGCAAGCGAACGTGTACGTGCAGCGGCGGTTGATGCTCAAGCGTGGCGCCTACGTCGAGGACGTGCGGCGGTCAGTCCTCTATGAGCGCGACGGCGGACGGTGCGGGATATGCGGGCAGCACGTAGGCATTGAGGATGCCAGCGTGGACCATGTGCTGCCGCTATCGAAGGGCGGGGAGCACTCCTACGCCAACACCCAGATCGCACACCTGAGCTGCAACGTGAGGAAGGGCAATCGGGTGCTCACCCTCCCTGACTCTCTTACCGCCGGTAAATGATCGCAGATCAGAGTCACCACGCAGGACCGGATCGTGTCCCCTATAAGGCGGTGCTAACCCCCGTGGCCAGGGAGCTGCAGCGCTGGCGGCCGGCCGGGCATCGTCGATCATTGCGCCTACCCCCGGGGGGATCGGAGATGCGGGCTCGCGTCGCCGACCGGCCAGCGGACCGCCGATGGAACGTGAAGGAACGCGCGTCGCGCGCCAGGGGGAGGGGCTCCTCCCACCGACAGTTTTTTTCGATTGTTCAACCTTATCTTTTGTTATTTGACATAACAAATAGCGTCTATCGACGGGCGGTGTACCATTGCGCGCATGAGTCAGACCACGGCGATGCAGTCGTATACGCCCGACGAGCGCAGTCTCGCGAAGGCTGCGACGCAGCGGTATGGGGCCTCCGTTGCGCGGCGGCTCATCGAGGAGATCTGGGACCGCGCCCCCACGCGCGAGTCCCTCATCAACTGGCGCGATGACGCGCGAGTCCCCGTGGCACCCGAGCACGAGCAATACTGGCAGGAGCACGACACCAGGATTGCCCAGCAGGTGCGAGCCCGCGTGCTGCCCACCTTCAACAAGGTGATGGGCGCCATCGACGACGTGCTCGACAGTCGGGACAACGACGACAGCGACGACAGCGACGACGGCCCGCCCGACAAGGCGTACTACAACCGGCTGCGCCTGGTGCAGGGGCTGACCATCTCGGCCGGCATCCTGCACGACAAGCTGGTGCCCGGGAGTGGCCGCTACGGCGCCCCGGCCATCTCGGCCGGCGACGGCGCCACCATCAACCTGTACGTCACCCCGCCCGCCGCCGAGCCGCCGCCCTCGCGCATCATCGAGGTCGAGTGACCACCGCCGCGCGTGAGGCCGTGCTGTTCCGCCCCTGGCCGAAGCAGCAGTACCTCCTCGACCTCATCTGGCGGGAGCGCACGGCACAGGTGCTGTACGGCGGCGCAGCCGGCGGAGGCAAGGCCCTTGATATCACGATCCCCATTCCCACGCCTTCTGGCTGGCGGGCTATGGGCGACCTCGTGGCAGGCGACGAGGTGTTCGACGAGTACGGCCGTGTCATCCGCGTGGGCCACGCCTTCGCCCCGTTCCTCGCCGAGTCTTACCGCCTGACCTTCGACGATGGGACGACTGTCGACGCCTGCGCCGACCACCAATGGCTCACCTTCGACGCGAGGGAGATGGCCGCGCTGACGCGGCGCACCACAGGGCATCGTGAGGCCCGGAAGCTGCGGCGTGCGTCGCGGGCGACAGGCCTGCGGAGTGCCCTGTTCACCGCCGCCATCACCGAGCGCAACCGGCAACTACCACCCCCGACCCTCGATGCCCCTGCTGGAGCAGTCCGCACGACGCTCGAGATCGTGGCGACGCTGCGGACGGCATCAGGCCGCACGAACCACGCTGTCCCGGTTGCAGGCGCCCTCGAACTCCCCGACGTGGATCTCCCGCTCGACCCGTACCTGCTCGGTGTGTGGCTCGGAGACGGCTCAAAGGCTGATGGCAGCATCACGACGATGGACGACGAGGTCGAGGCCGCGTTCGCCGCTGGTGGCTTCCCGCCGGGCAAGCGGTACACGCGGCCGGGCCGTGCGTGGGGGTTCACTCCCCGCCGTCTCGCAATCGTCCTCCGCTCGCTTGGCGTCATCGGCGACAAGCACATCCCCGCCGCCTACCTACGCGCCTCCCGTGACCAGCGCCTCGCGCTGTTGCAGGGGCTGATGGACACCGACGGCACCGTGGCGGACTCCGGCAAGCCTGAGTTCACGAACACGAACAAGGCAATCGTCGACGCCGTCTATGAGCTCATCGTGTCTCTCGGCTGGAAGGCCAGAGTCGTCGAGGGCGTGGCGAAACTCGACGGCCGGTACATTGGCCCGAAGTGGGACATCAAGTGGAGCCCGGACGACTACGTGTTCCGTCTCACCAGAAAGCGCGACCGACAGGTGCTTGCGACGCGACGCACGACACGGTTCCGTTACATCGTCGACGCGCAGCCCATCGAGCCGGTGGTGATGCGGTGCATTTCGGTCGACTCTCCTGGCCATCTGTATCTTGCTGGCCGATCGATGGTGCCGACGCACAACAGCCAGATCGTCCGCATCCTCGCGACGACGCTCGCGGTGAAGTGGCCCGGTGCGCGCATCGGCATCTTCCGACGCACCGACCAGGAGTTGCAGGCGAACCACGTCAACAAGTGGCTGGAGGAGGTCGACCCGTACATCGCCGGCGGCCGGTTCTTCCAGCAGAAGATGGAGTACCACTTCCCCAGCCCGGCATGGTGCTGGTGCCCGAAGGGCGAGCCGTGCGCGCACTCCAGCGTGGTCGCGTTCAGACACGTCGACGACAACCGCGGCGCACGCAAGCAGCAGGGAAACGAGTACGCGGCGGAGCTGCTGGACGAGGCGACGCACTTCCGCGGGCCGGACATCGACTTCCTCTACACGCGCGTTCGCCCCGGCAACAAGGACAAGCCGCGCGACATCGTCGGCCCCGACGGGGCTACGTACCGCTACCCGGGCTGGCCCGACTACCTGCCGCTCCAGTTGCTCACGGCCAACCCCGGCGACGTGGGCGAGGCGTACATGATTGCGAACTACATCGACCCGGAGAACGGGCTCGCGATCGAGGGCGAGGACGCGCTGCCGAAGCGCATCGTCGACGGCCCGCACCAGCTCGTCCATCCCATCCACCAGGTGCCGGTCTGGGAGGAACAGATCACCGTGCCGGTCGAGCTGGAGGACCCGGACGCGCCGCCGTCGTACGAGCAGCGGTGGCAGCGGGTCGACATGCGCGGCGGACGCACCTGGGCGGTGGAGATCATCCTGCCGTCGGGCAAGGTCGTGAAGGTGAAGCGCGCGTTCATCCCGTCACGGCTGGAGGACAACCCGAGCCTCGACCCGGACGAGTACGCGGCAAGCCTGTCGGTCGGCAGCAAGGAGAACATGCGCCGGCTGCTGGAGGGCGACTGGACGTACTCCGAGGACCGTGTCTTCAAGGTGCTGACGCGCGACACACACCTCGTGCAGTACGCCTCCATCTTCGGCGATGGCCCTCCGCCGTTCGACCTGATGCGTGGCATCGGGCTCGACGCAGGCACTGCGAAGCCGACCGCGGCCATCTGGGTGTGCCTGGAGGACGAGGGGTTCTTCATCGCCTACCGGGAGTATTACTCCCCCGGGGGCGTGGCGAAGCACGTCCGCGAGATCCGCGAGATCATGGACTGGGACGGCCACCCCGACCTGCGCCCGCAGGCCGACCCGCAGATGTGGCGGCTCAACCAGTCGCGCGGCGACGACGCCATCTCGGTCGCGGCGCTCTACGCCTTCGGCGGCGACCCACCCGACGACCCGGTCGAGCGCCGCATGGGCATGGGCCGCGGCATCAACCTCGTGCAGAGCAAGGTGTCGGACGCCGCGGCGCTCGCCGAGCTGGAGTCGATGCTGGAGCCGGACCCGGAGCGCCTGTTCCCCTCGTGGCATGCGCGCTACGGGCAGTACGGAGCGCCGCTCCTGTTCATCGCCGACACCTGCCCGAACCTGTGGCGCGAGATGACCATGCTCAAGCGCCCGAGCATGGAGGCGGACGGCGCGTTCGGCGAGGGCTTGAAGAACGGGCAGCCAGACCACGCCTTTGACGCCTTCAAGCGGATCGCCGGGCCATTGCGTCGGGCCTCCTACGCTGGCAAGATGCAGAGGAACGCGCCTCGCCTCACGATCGGATACCGCTGATGCCCTCGCCATACGTCGGGCTCAATCCGCGGCAGGTGATGGCCCTGATGCTGGAGATGGAGTCGCGCCAGGTCTGCGTCGACCTCCACGACTACATCGGCAACGTCCGCACGCTCGTCGCTGGCGAGAACATCGTCTCCATCCCCGACTCGCACAAGGCCATCGGCGTCTCCGCCAACCACGAGGGCGGGCTCGCGCTCGGTGAGCGTATCGAGCAGGGGGCGGCGTGGCTGTCTTCCGCCAACCTCCGCTTCTCGGTCGTCGCCGGCTCCTACGAGGAGCGCGACGAGGCGCGGAAGCAGGAGCGGTTTGCCCGGGCCGGCGAGAAGCGCCTCGCCCGTGGCGGGCAACTCCACCGGTGGCGGCAGGAGGCGAACCGCGACCTCTTCGAGGGGGGCATCTCCGTCGTCCAGCACCACGCCGACGCCGGGTACTATTCGTCGACCAGCCCTGAGAAGATGAAGGCCGGCGCCCGGATCGAAGAGGTCTACTGGCGCCGCCGTGTCGACCCGCTCGACTGGTACTGGGCCGAGGACAACCGCGGCAACCTCGCGGCTTCGATGATGGCCGGGAAGCGCGAGGTCGGGCAGGTCGCCCGCATCGCCTCGCGCGAAGCGTTCGGCCGCCTCGCCTCCTACTTCGACTGGGCCGAGACGCCCATCGACGACTACCGGACGAGGGCCGGGGTCGCGACCGTCCGCGTCACTGAGCTGCTGCTGCCCGACTTCGGCTATCTCATCGTCCGCGACAGCCCCACCGCTCGCCGCGCCTCCGGCGGCAACCGCGAACTGTCGCCGGACAACGCCGACCGCATCGTCGCCCGCTGGCGGACGAACTGGCCGCGCATCCCGCACTACGTCACCTTCACCGGGAAGTGGCCGCCCGCCAGCCCGCTCGACCGCATGGTGCAGCTCACCGCGCTCCGCGACTGGTACGCGACGATGCAGGACGTACAGGGCGCGGGTGGCGCGTTCCGCCACTGGATGCTCGTCGACGACGCATCGGGTGAATCGCTGGCAGACTCGCTCTGGCGCGACGCGGTGCCGGAGCACATCCTCCTCGACCTCAGCCAGCCGCCGCCGTCGATGGGGCCGGGCAAGCGATGGGAACTGGCGCCGTTCCAGTTCATCCCCGAGATCAACGCGCGTTACCTCCAGATCAAGGCCGACCACGAGGCGGCGGGCGCATCGGTCGCGCGGCTGATGGGGAACCTCGTCGGCCCGCACACCCCTGTCGGCACCGCCGACCAGATGGAGGATTTCGCGCGCCGCGAGTTCAGCGACCTCATCGACTCCTACGGTGGCACGGTACAGGCGATCTGGGAGGACACCTTCCGTCACCTGCGCGACCACCACAAGGACCGCGTCGTAGTCGCCGCCCGCACCCGCGCCTCGGCCGAGCGCGATGGCGCCATCGACTGGTTCAGCCAGCGCCTCGAACTCTCCGGCTCCGAGGTCGTGTCCGAGGACATCGAGGTCACGGTCGACACGCGCAGCCGTCTCTCCCTCGTGGCCGACTACAGCCTCGGCCGCATGATGCAGAACGAGGGTGACATCGGCTACGAGCGCCGGGTCGAGCAGGGGGTCGTCCCCTTCGTCGACGACGCCGAGGAGGAGAAGGCCGCGATCACCGTCGATGGCATCGAGAACATGCTGCTGGAGCAGCAGGCCACTGAGGTCGTGCGGCAGGCGCAGCAGAACGCCGCCGCGCCGGACGACCCGCCGCGACCGATGACCGTCACCCGCGGTGCCGGCGGCGACCCGCGCGGCTCCGGCGTTGGGCCCGGGCCACTGAACATCGCCAACACTCAGCTCCAGGCTGGCCAACAGGCGTTGTCCGCATGAGCCTCCTCGACCAGGCCTCCATCGACGCCCTCATCCGCATCGCGCAGACCCGCGTCGAGCACCATCGCGAGGGGCTTCGGCGTATCATCTGGACGGGCACGCCGCCCGGGATGAAGCGGATCGAGATGCCGTCCGAGAAGCAGGCGTTCAGCGAGCACCTCGTCCGCCGGGCGACGCAGGAGCAGTCGGGCGTCATGCCCGGCGACCTGAGCCGCACCGCCCTCGGGAACCCGCACGTCGTGGAGGCACTCGATGGATGAGTACGAGCGCATCGCCGCCGAACTCGAGCGCCGGTACGGACAGCAGGAGTGGCTCTACGGGATCTCCGCCGACCTGACCTCTGGCGATGTCTCCGTCGCCGGCGCGAACCAGTTGCTCCGCGATGCAGGCTACCTCGGCACCGAGTCGGCGCTTTCGATGACTGGCACCTCTCCCTCTGTCTGGGATACCGTCAACAGCGCGATCCGTGACAACGACCTCCGCATCGAGTCGCTCGTCGAGCAGGCATACGGCATCGACGCCGAGTCCGCCGACGCTGACTTCGGCTGGCGCCTGAACGACAAGAAGCGCACCACGTTCGCCGGCCTGACCGGCGGTGGTGCCGGACCGGCCCCGGCCCCGTACCAGATGCAGGTGCTCCCGAACGGAGACATGCTCGTCTTCAACCCGAACAACGGGACGACGACGAACGCGGGCAACTTCCCGGGCGCCGTGTCGAAGCAGGTGTCGCAGGACCGCGACGGCAACCTCATCTCCATCGACCCGTACTCCGGCGCGACAGAAGTGCTGGTCAAGGACTTTGGGTTCCCCGAACTCGACCCGCGCGTGAAGTTTGGCGTTGAGACGCTGATGTCCGCGGCACAGGTCGAGGCGAACTGGGCGGGCGTCGACCTTCAGTACCGTGGCCTCCAGGTGCAGGCGCTGGGCGAGGACTTCGCCCGACAGGTGTCCATCGGGACGCTGACGCTGGACGAGGCGCAGCTCAACCTCAACCGAACCGTAGCGGCGATCGAGCAGCGGCGCGCCGAGCGCGAGCAGGTGCTCCAGTACGGCGTCACCCGCGAGTCACTCCGCACGCTCCCCTCGGGCGAGGTGGTGACGCGGCTTCCGTTTGGCGCGCAGACTGCCGCCATCCTCTCGTCGGCGACCGGGCAGAAGGTCTCAGCGGACGAGTTCCAGTTGGGCGTGACGAACATCAACCCGGAGCAGGCCGGGCAGGACGTGATCGCCGGGTCGGCGTTTACCTCGCCCATCCCCGGCCTCATCGCTTCGCTACAATCGACGAAGGCGGCGACAGACGCGATCCTCGCGTCCGCACCGCAACAGAGCAGCGCCGCCGCGGACGCCCGCGCGATGGCAGGGGTGTGACATGGCAGACCAGATCGGCGGAGGCGCGCATCTTGGTCCGAATGGTGAAGTCCTCATCTCCGCGCCGGACCGCGTGACGGGCGAGATGAAAGACTGGCAGATGGTGGACGGCCAGTGGGTGGAGTTCAACTTCACCCCGGCTGCGACCCCTGCTCCGGTTGCGACCACCCCGGCCGCGACGCCGGTGTCCGCCTCCGGCTACACGACCGCCGCCACGCTGACGCCGTCCGCGGTGGCTGGTGGAGGCAGTCCGGCAGCGACCGGGTTCCCGCTGTTCCGCGAGTCCTTCAACATGATGCTGGAGGCCGACGCCGCGCGCCGTGCCGCTGTCGACCAGCAGATCAACTTCACCCGCATGTTCTCCGAGCTCACCGCCGCTGACCCGGTGACGGCCGCCGACCTTGCCGTCCGGCTCGGCCTCCCTGAGCCGAATGTCGGCTTCCTGAACCGACTGGGGAAGGGCGCGATGACGACGTTCGGTGGACAGGCGGGGACGCAGCAGGTCAACCTCCCCTTCTCGTTCAGCCGCAACCAGCTCCAGTTCCTGGACACGAACAAGGTGGTGCAGAACATCGTCCAGTCGGCGGCGACCCGCTTCGGCCGCCCTGACGTGCTGAACCAGAGCATCGCCGGGATGGTGCCCACGTCGAGCATCACCCGGATGTTCGGCTTCGCCTGATGGACTACCGGTGGCCGGCGGGCAACCCGCCGCTCGCTGCCAGTGCCGACGACGTGCTGCTTGAGCAGCAGCAGGACGTACTCCGGCGCCGTTCGCTCTTCGTCCCCCCGCGTGACCGCGGCGTGGTCGCCGATGTCGTCCCATACGCGATGTACCGCGAGGTCGTCGCCGAGACGCTTCGCACCAACGCCGCTGCCGAGGCGCTGCGGCAGGACGCCGCAGACGCCGCCTTCAACGCTCGGTTGCTCGGCACGAAGGAGAGCCTCTCCGGGTTCGCGCCGCCGTTCCGCGGCGCGCGCGCGTCCATCATGACGCCGCTCCAGCAGGCCATCGTCGAGGACGAAGAGGCGTATCGCGCTGCCGTGCAGAGGTTCCGCTGATGACGATGGTGAGCGACTTCGAGCGTCCGCTCCGTGCAGCCGCACAGCCGTTCCCAGACCTCGGCGGCGGCACGCCGGACGAGGCGCCCCGCGTGGCCTCCATCCCGCGTGTCCCCGGCCGCGCCGTCCGCGCGCCTCGCTTCACGCCCGAGCAGACACGGCTGGAGATCATTGCTCAGAGCCCGACGCTCATCGAGCTGGAGGTCGACCGGCGGATTCGCCGCGACTATGACGAGCAGGGCTGGACGTTCCCCGACGGCGATGAACTGTCGTTCCGTCGCACCGCCTACCGCGATGCCGTCTGGCGCGACGTGAACCTGGTGCGCGAGCGTGACCGCGGCGCCTCTGTCCTCTCGGTCGGCCTCGGCGCTGGTGGGCTCGCGCTGGAGACGGCTTACCGGCCGTTCGCCGCCGTCTACGGCTTCATGTCGGGGGCGACCCCGGAGGATTCGCTCCGGCAGGCGATGGACGGCCTCGTCGGGGCCGAGCCGTTCCGCAAACAGGGCCGCAACATCGGCTTCGTCCGCCTGTTGCCTGACGACGACTGGTTCCCACTCGACATCTCGCTTCGTGACATCGCTGGGCTCGGTTCAGAGGCGCTGATCGACGGCGTCTTCATCGGCCGCGCGGCGCGCGCGGTCAGGGGCGTGGCGACCGCGAACAGCCTCGGCGTCCGCCCGACGACGTTCGTCGCCGACCTGCCGAGCATCCGCGAGTTCTCGGCGCACGTCGCGACCAGTCGCAACCCGATCTCCCGCGCCATCAACAGCGCCGTCATGCCGGACGCGAACCTCGCGACGGAGTACGGCCGCGTCGCCGCTGGCGCCCGCAACGCGATGATCGCGTCCGACGGCCTGACTGCGGTCGCACTCTCCGGCTACGACTCGTGGGCACGTCGGTTCTCTGGCCGCCCTGCCTTCGGCCGCAATGGGTGGCTGTTCACTCTGAGCCGCGAGGGGGAGATCACCAACGTCGCTTCCCACGTCGAGGGGGCATCCCGCGCGTGGAACGACGTGCTCTCAAACCCCGGGAACTACGACTTCACGCCGCAGCAGCGCCAGTTCCTCGACGAGGTGCTGTACCCGCTGATCAATGACGCCGACGCCATGCGCGTCCGCGCTGGCCTGCCGACACTCGCCCGCGACACCTCGCCCGAAGGCTGGTTCTACGTACCTCGTTCGGTGACGGAGCTCGACAACATCCCGACGCGCGGGTCGAACCCCGCCTTCGACCGCACCTACGAGACGATGGCCGAGGGCATTGCCGCCGGCGTCCGCTACGACCACGACCTGCGCGCGGTCCTCCAGGCTCACGTCCGCGGCTCGTACCAGGCCGTGGTGAACAAGCAACTGAACGAGGCGCTGGAGTCGGTCGAGATCGCCGCCGCCCGTGTGCGCGAGGGCATCGCCCGCGTCCGCACCCCTGCTGCCCGCGAGGCGATGAAGGAAGGTCGCACCGTCCGCCGCCAGTTCCGCGACGCCATCGCCGAGATCGAGCGACAGGCGGCGACGCCTTCCATCTTCGACGACGCTGTCGAGCGGGCGGCGGCTCTGGGCGAGCGTGTTGACGGACTGGCGCAGCAGGCAGCGCAGACTGAGCGCATCCCGGTCGACTCATGGCGTGGCCGCTGGTTCCCGACTGAGATCGCCGACGAACTGAACCAGGTGCTGCCGCCGCTCACCGACGACAGCAACGTTTTCGGCCGCGGCTTCGAGGCGATCGGCGACACCATCCGCACGAACTCGGCCATCTTCGACGTGGGCGTGTCGCTGCTCCACGGCATCCCGATGCTGTTCAACAATCCCCGCGCGTGGTCGCGGGCGACAGGCGCGAGCGTCTTCTCGCTGCTCGACCCGACCATCACCTCGCGTTACATGCGCGACCATATCGACACGTTCCAGCGCATGGCGAAGGCCGGCGTCCCGGTCGGCGACAACGAGATCTTCGCCGCGCTCCGACAGGGCCGCGCGACCAACCTCTTCGGCCTGATCCAGCAGGTGACGGAGCGACTGCCCGGCCTCTCCGACTCGACCTCGGACGAACTGACCCGCGTCCTGAACACGATGAAGAATCAGTCGTACGGACGCTTCAACGCTTCCTATGATGCCTTCCTCGCCGTCGGCCGTTCGATGATGTGGGAGGGACTTGAGGGCAACATCCGCGACCCGCAGGTGCTGGCCCGCCATCTCCGCAACATGACGGGTGGCCTCGACTCGCGCGCCCTCGGCGTCTCGCGCAATCAGCGCGGGTTCGAGTCGACGTGGCTCGCGTTTGCCCCGCGCTACACCCGCTCGGTCGGCGCGCTGCTCGCTGAGATGTTCGACTCCGACCCGGCCATCCGCCGGGCCGCGCAGGAGGCCGTCGCGAAGACGGTCGGCGGCGTCGCCACGCTGTACGTCGCGACCGGCGCGTTCATGGGCAAGCCAGTCGAGGAGATCATGGAGGGGCTCGACCCGACCTCGGGCAAGCGGTTCCTCTCACACGAGATCAACGGCGACTGGGTCGGCCTCGGCGGCGGCATGCGTTCCATCTTCCAGATGATCGGCGGCTCGATCGCGCTGGGGGCAGAGGTCGTCACCGACCCGTCACGGCTCCTCGACCTGAATATGGGCAGCGTTTTTTCGTCGCGCGATAACCCGCTGCTCTCCTACGTCGAGAGCCGCGGCGCGCCCGGGCAGACGCTGGTGCGTGCCGCCATCGAGGCGTTCAGCGGTGGCGAATACAACACGCTGCCGTACAACGAGGTCTACAACTCCATCGACCTGCTCAAGCACGTCGGCAAGTCCTCACTGCCGTTCGCCCTCCAGGGCATCATCGAGGGCGAGCAGATTGGCACAGTCGGGGCTGCTTTCGGGGGCCTGCGGACCAGCGCCCAGACGCCGCGCGAGCGCAGCGCCGCCGTCGTCGACCGCGCACTGATGCGCGCTGGCCTCTCCGACTTCGAGACGCTGGTCGAGGCGGAGGGCGACTCTTACGCCGGCCAGATCGCGCGGGGCACGCTCACGCCCGAGGAGCGCGCCGAGGTCGACCGCATCGAGGCCGACCGCATTGATGCGCTGCGCCAGGCCAACCTCGTCCGCAACGACCCGATGGCGAAGGGGTTGCTCGCGTCCATCGACGCCTACGAGCGCGTCACCCAGTTCATCACCGAGAACCCGACCGACCTCCGCGCCATCCGCGAGTTCGCCTCCCAGCAGATGGAGGCCGCGCGCGCCATCCGCGAGGAGCCCGGCGTGGCCGCCGCGCTCGCGCGCCTGCCGGAGTCGCAGACCGAGATCGGACGCGACATCGAGCGGTACTACTCGCTGTTCGACATCGAGGACCCGGTCGAGCGTGACGAGCAGGAGGCAGCCTTCCGCCAGAACATCGGCGAAGCCCGCTACGCCCGCGTCGTGAACAACGTCTTCGCTGTCACGCGCCCCATGCCCGAGCAGTGGCAGCAGATCCAGCAGGGCAAGAAGGTGCTGACCGAGACCGGCTTCTTCGACCTCGGCGACCCGGCGTGGGAGATGGTGCAGCGGCGCGCCGCCGAGGTCGGCCTCGACGACCCGGCGATCTCCAGCGCCACGTCCTACTCCGAGTGGCACGAGGGTGAGGTCGACCGCCGCGAGGCGTTACTCGTCGCGCAGGGCTGGAAGCCGGAGGAGGCGCGCCAGCGCGCCCGCAACGAGGCGACCCGCATCCCGGTGGCGACCGCGTTCGGCGACGCCCTCACGCTCCAGCGCCTGGCGTGGGTGCAGGCGAACCCGGACGGCGCCCGCTCAGCCTACGCGCTGGGCTACCTCTCGGCCGGCGACCGGAACACCATCGCCGCCGGTGTCCTCCCCGCCGCACCCGAAGCGGCCGGGCCTCCGCCCGTCACGAGCATCGACCTCGCCCGCGAGCACGAGGAGGGGGCGTCATACGACGACCTCGCCCGCAAGTACGGCCTCACGGCGGAGGCAGTCAGGAGCCGTATTCGCCGGGCGACCGGCCGCTGACCGGCTGGACAGCATGGACTAGTGGAAGGTTTCATCGTGGCTATGGACGATCAGACTCAGAACGCGGCCGAGGCGCCCGACCTGTCGGCGCTCCTCAACTGGGACGGCGAGGCAGACCTGCCTGAGCCGCTCAAGCCGTTCGCCCCGCACCGCGACCTCATCAAGGGCTTCGTCGAGAAGCAGACTGGCGAGGTGGCCGCCCGTGCCCAGCGCGACACGCTGGCGCAGGTGGAGGCGGAGAACCGCCGCCGGGCGGAGGCCGAGCGCGGCCGGGCGACCAAGCAGGAGGAGATCGACTTCGCCGACGCCATCGGGCGCGACATCGTCTCCACCGACGAGGCCGTCCGCACTGCCGCCCAGAAGCGCATGGACGAGAACCGTGACCGCTACGAGCGTGGCATGGCTCTCAAGTACCAGACGCGCGAGGAGGAGACGCACAACGCCGCGGTAACGCAGCACTACAACGGCGTCTTCGCCCAGGTGCAGCAGGCTGGGCTCCAGCCGCTCATCGACTTCCTCACCCCAGACGTGATCCAGAGGCACAGCGGCAACGTCCTCCTCGCATCCGTCGAGTGGGCGAAGCAGCAGGGTGAGGCCGCTGGCTACGCCCGTGGCCTCGACGAAGGTCAGCGCATGGGCCGCATCAACGATGGCCAGCAGGGCCAGCAGGCCCAGACGGGCGGCGGCACCGCAGGCTCGGTGCAGCCGCTGGAGAAGTTCAACGGGTCCAACAAGGGTGCCGGTGCTCGCCAGATCGAGCAGCTCATCGGCGCAGGCAGGAAGTAGCAGACCATGACCAACGTGAGCCTGACGCTGGCGTCCATCGCCACGTCCACCCCGCTCTCGCAGGGCATCCGCAACATGATCCAGGAGGAGAACCCCCTCCTGGACTATGTCCAGTTCGCGACCGTGGGCAAGGGCGACCCGTCCTTCACCTGGCACGAAGAGACGACGCAGGGCACGGCGGCGTTCCGGGCTATCAACGGTTCGTGGACTCCGAACAACGGCCAGTTCGTCCCGAAGAACGAGCCGCTCGCCATCCTCGGTGGCGAGGTCGCGTGGGACATCGCGATCGAGCGCCGGTACGGCAACGCCATGCCGAACTTCATCGCCGACCTGGTGAAGCAGAAGTCTCGCGCCGCCTACCGCAAGTGGGAAGAGACGGTCTTCGAGGGCGACACCGGTGTCGACCCCAACGCCTTCGACGGCCTGCGGGTGCGCTGCACCGAGCGCGGCATGGAGTTCGACGCCAGCGGCGCCGGCACCGACCGCACGGAGCTGACGCTCGCCATGCTCGACGAGGTGCTGGACGCCGTCATCGGCGACCCGGGCTCGAAGGTCATCCACGCCAACCAGTTCCTGCGCCGCAAGATCAACGCGCTGATGCGCGCCGCGGGCCAGTCCCGTGAGATGGTCGGCTCCGACTTCGGACGGCAGTTCGAGGCCTACGCCGGCTCGCCCATCGTGGTGCAGCAGCGGTCGAACGACATGACCTCGATCCTCTCCTTCGACGAGGACCCGGGCGACGGTGGCGACGACTCCGCCTCCATCTACGTCGTCCACTGGGGCTCCCCGGACGAGGAGCAGGCCGCCGTCGGCCTGCTGGGTGCCGGCGCCTCCTGGGACGCCTACGGTCTCGGTGAGGACTTCGAGAACCCGCAGGACAAGGCACGGCTGGAGGTCGACTGCGGTATGGCCCTCATCGGCAACCGCGGCGCGGCCCGCCTGCGGGCGCTGGGGCAGATCTGATGCAGAACCGCCACATCCTCACCGCGTTGAAGAAGTCCGAGGCCTTCACGGACGACGACATCGCACTGCTCGGCGAGCACGAGAAGGAGCACGGCCCGGTCATCAACTGGCCGCGGTCGCGCTTCATCGAGACGCTCGGCCCGAAGGACGGCCTCGCCGCCTTCACCGTGGTGCGCGAGACGAAGGGGTCGACGGAGGTCATGGAGCAGGCCATCGCTGCCCTGCCCGAGAAGCCGCCGTACCTCGAAGTCGACAAGAACGGCGTCGTCCTCGGCTACGACCCGTCCGACCCGTCGCAGTTCTACTCCGTCCCCGAGACGGGCGAACTGTGGCGCTGGGATGGGAAGCGCGAGGACGGCCGGGGTGGCCGAAAGAGCGAGATCACCGGTGAGGTGATCCCGTCTCAGAAGTTCCCCTTCGGCGAGCCGCACCGCGTCATGAACGTCCGGCACCACATGGTCGCCGGCGTCAACATCCCGAACTACCAGGACGCCCACGACGCCAACTCGGGGGGCTACGACTGGTTCCACCACGGCTACGGCTGCTGGGTCGGTGGCGGCGGCAAGCCGTACGGCCACGTCAGCGCGGAGCGGCACGCCCGAGTCAAGGCCGCCATCAACCAGGACCCCGCCCGCAGCCAGCCGCTTACGCGGCGCCAGCTCGCGGTCGCGTAAGGAGCATGACCCATGCCCGCTGACAGCAACCAGATCCTGATCAACGTCGCCGACCTCGCGTCCGGCAACGACGGTAACGGCTCGGGCTCTGACCCGACTGCCGCCCCCGGCGCTGTCATCGACATCGAGGAGTCGGCCCTGGTTGGCGTGCGGGCGTTCTACTCGCAGCCGACGACTGACCCGCCCGCGGACGGCGCCACGCTCGACGTGATCGTGCAGGTGTCGGTGAACGGCGGGTCGAACTACTACCCGCTCGTCACCTTCCGTCAGGTCCTCGGCTCTGAACTGCCGGACGACGAGGCGGCGGGCGACAAGACGCTGCGCCTCGGCCAGGTGGTCAAGCTGCCGAAGGCCGACTCGGGCCAGTCCAACAAGGTCAAGGTGCGGACGAACACCGTCGCCTCGACCACGACCGACTGGGGGCTGTACGTCGACATCGTCGCGCCGGAAGACGTGCGCGCCGAGTGGGTCGAGAACGCGATCGCGACCTAGCGATGCCGATCATGGCGCGTAGCGGCATCTGGATTCCGCCTGCTGGCACCCCCACCCGCCAGCGGAGGAACCCCACGCTTGCCCGCTACGCGCCAGACGGTCGCCCCTACGAGATCTGCCCGATGTGTTCCGCGCGGGCCAGCCTGCGCGAGGGCATGCCGGACGGAGACACCCAGTGGAAGTGCGTGGCCTGCGGCTATCACGACAGTGACCGTCACGGCCCGCTGAACTAGGAGACATCATGGTCACTCAGTGGGGACGCACGACCGTCCGATTGGGCGCGACCCAGGAGGCGGCGGAGGCCGCCGCGATCCGTAGCTCGCGCGGCTTCAAGCGGTCGTTCATCGTCGACCCGACAGACGGCTATGACGGCGCTGGGGGTGTCGGGTCGATCCGCAACCCGCTGGCGACGGTCGCCCGCGCCGTGGTGCTTGCCACGGAGGGGGACCAGATCGTCTTCCGGGGCAAGGTGCAGGAAGAGGTCGTGATCCCGAACCGCCTCGGTGGTCTCACGATCATCGGCGCTGAGGGCCGCCCCCGCCATGGCGACGCGCCGTTCTACGCCGGCAACCTGTGGAAGATCCCGGCGGCTGGCGAGACCGGCACGACCGCGCTGGTGACGGTGCGAGCTCAGGGTGTCTCGTTCGAGAACATCCTCTTCGACGCCCCGTCTGACGCGGCCTGCATCGAGATCGAGCGCAACGCCCTCTCCGGCACTTCGGAGTTCGACGGCTCGCACATGGCTGTTGATGGTTGCCGCTTCGTCGGCGGCCAGAGCGGCATCGAGGTCGACGGCGGCGCCTTCAACGTGCTGGTGCGGAACTCCGTCTTCCAGTCGCTCACCAATGGCATCAAGATTCTCAACACGGGGGTCTCGGTCCCGCTCCAGTGGCTGATCGAGAACAACGAGTTCATGGGGAACACGAACGACATCCTGGGGCCGTTCACCGACTCCACCATCAAGGAAAACCGGTTCCACACGGCGGGCTCCGGCAGCACGAACAAGGTGGTCGACACTTCAGACGGCTCGTCGCAGGGCGCCCGCAACTTCGTCATCGGCAACTGGTTCCACAACCCGTCCACCGAGATCAAGAACAACAACGGCTACCGCGGCACCTCGACCGATCACTGGGCAAACCACAGTGAAGACACTGCCGCCCTCATCGTCGAGTCGCCGCCCGGCGCCAGCTAAGGGGTCACGATGCTCACATTCGACTCTCCCATCTTCGGCCTGCTCGAAGGCGACCGGGTGCTTCCCGGCAACGGCTTCGTGCCGCCGTTCTCCGCAGCGCGTGCTGCGGCCCTCGGTGTCGACCCAGAGAGCGGCGAGCCGCTGACGGACGGCCCGGCGGCGAAGAAGTCCAAGAAGGCCGACGCCGAGGCGGAGTAGCCGCCCGGCACGATGTAGACTCACGGGGCGGCGGGAAACCGCCGCCCTGTTGCACAGAGGAGGCCGTCATGGTCACGCAGTGGAGTTCACGGCCGTACGATCGTCGTCCCGAGGGCGGCCACAAAGTGAACATCGACCAGGTGGCTACTGCCACGACCGCCGGGGGCACGACCGCCGTGGCGGCCCGCGCCGGACGCCTCAGCGTGCTGCTCCAGAACCTCGACTCGTCCATCACCATCTACTACGGCGAAGGCGACGCCACGCTGACCTCGACCGACGAGACGGGGCGCCTGCTCGCAGGTGAGAGCGTTCGCCTCTACACCGACAAGGCGATCAAGGCGCTCTCTGCCTCCGGCACCCCGCGACTCGGCTATGTCGAGGAGTACGACGACTGATGCCCCCATTCGTCGGGCACCCCACCGTGGCACCGGGCGGATACGTCGGCCGACCTCGCGGCGCGACCAACGAGGTCGCTAACGGCGGCCTTGAGACGGACGTGACCGGATGGGTCGGTACGCGCGCTACGGTGGCGCAGGACGCGGCTAACGCTCACTCAGGGGCTGCCTGCCTGTCTGTCACTTCGACAGCAGACTTCGCCTACGCCCGATACACCATCTCCGGCCTCGCCAACGGTGACTACATCCTGTCTCTCTTCGAGAAGGGCGGCGACACGCCTTCCGACAGCGCGTATATCGTCGTCGGCGACGGCGTTGGCGACCTGCTCACGATCGGCACGTTCGCTGGCTCGGTCGACTGGACAGAACGGTCGGGGGCGTTCACCGTCAGCGGTTCTCCTGCCAGCGTGTTCGTTGACCTCTACTCTCGCTTCCTCGGTGCTGAGGGGGAGATGCTGTGGGACGACATCCAGGTGGCGCTCGCCCCGGCTAGTCCGTACGTGGAGACTGACGGAGCGACGGCGTCGCGCGACCCGCTCAAGGTGGTGGCCCCATGACGACGACGATGACGGGCATCATCCGGCGCGCCGGGGCACTCGTCCCCGAGCGGGCGCACGTCGCCCGCCAGGGCGGCCAGACGGCCCTCACAGCGACCTCTGGCGCAGCGCAGACGCTCATCGACACGGTGGGCTATCCATACGGCATCACCACGACCTACATGAAGGACCGCTGGCTCTGGAACCTCACGCAGGGACTCGTCCGTAAGATCTCCTCGACCACCGAGGCGACGGGCACCTACACCCACGCGGGCGCCGCGTGGGTCACCCCCGCCAGTGGGGACATCTACATGGTGCTGCTGGAGCATCCCGAGATCTGGATGGCCGCGGTGAACGAGGCGCTCCAGACGTTGCTCACCACGCGGACGCTGCTGGAGTGGACACCGACCGACTCAGACCAGGACGACTACTCCATCACCGCCGCGCCCATCTCGGCGACGAACGTGCAGCGCGACTCGCAGATCTTCGCGGTCGAGTATCGCCCGGCCGACGACGCGAACGCCCGGTGGGAGCCGTGGAACGACGGCTTCCGCACATGGCAGGCGTACATGGACGGCGAGACGGTGCGCATCTCGTTCGGCGACCTCAAGCCGTCGACTGCGGACAAGATGCGCTTCACGCTGCTCCAGCAGTTCGCGCCGGTCACGAACCTCACCACGAGCATCGCGGTGGACGAGGAGTGGGCGGCATACGGCACGCTGCTGGCGATGGCCCGCGTCCTCAAGCAGAACAAGCCCGGCGACGAGTGGACGCGCATCGAGCGCGACATCGCCGCCCCGGCCTACGACGGCCGCCGCCGCGCTATCCTCGGCGGTGACGGCTACCGGCAGGTCGGGCGCAACAGCCAGCGTGGCGGCATACTGGGCGTCGGTGGACGCGGCTACGCGAGAGGCGGCAGGCGATGGCAGTAGAGCTCGTTGGGCGACCGGCTGACGGCGACCCGGACGCCGGCCTCTTCCACTCCGCCGAACTGGAGAACATCCTCCGCGCCGTGAACGGCGGCGGCGTCTTCACCACGAGCATCTCCGCGACTGTCACCGGCACGAGCCGCGTCATCACCGTCCCGGCCTTCAACGCATGGGTGCCGGACGGGTCTGGCGGCCTCGTCTACGTCGCCTTCGCGGGCAGCACCGTCACGATGGACGCCGCCGACGCGACCAACCCGCGCACCGACATCATCCACCTGTCCTCGGCTGGGGCGCTCGGCGAGACCGCGGGTGTCGCCACGGCCCTGTCCTCCACCGTGGTCGAGGCGCCCATGCCGGACCTCCCGGCGGGGACGATCATGCTCGGCAAGATCGCCATCCCGGCCGCGCAGGCCTACGTCCTGGAGGCCGACATCAACGGGCGCGCGATCGACGTGTCCGAGCAGACCTTCGTCCGCCCGCTCAAGATCAGCGAGACGACCAGCACCATTGCCGCGGCTGGCACGACCGAGACGATCAACCTCGACAACGGCCCGGTCCACGACATCACCCTCGACGAGAATGTCGAGTTCACGTTCTCCAACCCTGTGGCGTCTGGCCGGGCTTCTTCGTTCACCGTCATCCTCCGGCAGGACGGGACAGGCACGAACACGGTGACGTGGCCTGCTTCGGTGAAGTGGGCAGGGGGCGTCGACCCGACGATGACCGCGAGCGCGAGCGCCGTGGACATCTACTCGTTCATCACCGTCGACGGCGGTACGACCTGGTACGGGTTCGTTGCCGGGCAGGCGTTCGCCTGATGCCTCTCGGCGTGACGTTCCGGTCAATGAGCGCCGCCTCTCCGCTGGCGGCATGGAAGAAGATCGCGTCCCAGTCCCTCGGCGTCGCCGCCTCGTCCATCTCCTTCACGGGGATCG